GTTCTAATTTATTTTCAATTTCAATTTCATTATCATTTGTTTGTATCTGTGCAATTCTTGCAATAAGTTCACAAGTAAAATATTTTTTATTCTGGTCATATGCCAGCCATTCCGTCCATTGTGTGAAAGGATCGAATGGATTATCCATAGTTGTTAACAAACCTTTCTTATCCATTACTCACCTTGATTGATACGCACAACAGAGCTAACAGAAATCCCTAAAATACTAGCAATTTCATTGTATGTGTAATCACCACTTAACAACAATTGTTTAGCACGTTGTTTAACATTATTAGGAATTTCTCTTGCTGACTTAGGCATAAAGCGATCACGAATTTCTTGCCCAGTCAGTGCTAGTAATATGGTATTTATAATATTGCTTGACACAGCACCAGTTTCAATTGCCAACCACTCATCCTCACTCAGGTGGATGGGAGGTCGTTCTGCTTTGACCATCATGCGAGCTGTAACAACAGCATAACCTTTTTGTTTCTTTAACTTATCTTTGTTTGATTTAAGATTTGGATCTTTAAGTTTAGCTTCATCGATAAGTCTATTAGCTAGCGTCATAGCTCGACGTTCATGTGGTTTTGCTTGAAGAATAAGTTGAACCTTAGCAATTAAACTGTCAACAGCAGACTTCATTGCTTCTTTAGCACGGGGATCCATCTTTTGGGTTGGTATGTTTACTGCTTCTGCTCTAGCCTTGTTAGCCATAGCCTTAAGAGCATTAGCATAGTTCCCGTATATGTTCTCCATATAGGTCCCACTGCTTAGATCTAGTGCATTCTTAGTCTCGTCCATTAGTGTGGACTGCTGCTGTGCAGGGATGATACGATCTACTGGGTTCCCATCCTTGTCTAGATCTTTAAAGCGATACTTCCTGTTGGATGGTATATGGGATAGTTCTCCAGTTACTTTGTCAATGATAGAACGTTTACGCTCATCGACCCAGACTGTGGACTTTGCACGTGATATTAATGTACTAGATCCACCCCCATCTTGATACTTATCTTTTAGTTCTTGAATGCCGTGATCAATAGCAGATTGTTTGTAGTTCAGCTTGTGTTTCTCTGCATCAATAACGACCATCGAATGTCGTACAGCTCTAACAATTTCAGGTAGACTTGCTTTACGCAATGTCATATCTGTAATTAAATTAGAAACAATACCCATCTCAATTTGTTTTCTGTGTTCTGATATGACAGGCATCCCCTCAAAATGCGGATATGAGGCCTTATTATCAAAGTTCAGAAGAGCTGGGATAGCTTGTTCTGTTCGGATAGCACCACCCCTATTTGGTATAAGGATAACACTATCCCCATCGAAGTCAGCCCCTGATAATATCTTAGCGACATTGGCGTTAATACCAACAGCATCACGAGCCATGCCTGTTGTGTCAACACCCTTCCCCAATATTCGTCTGGCATCGCGGTTCCTATTGTTTACTACTAACTCTGGGATCTCGAACTTACCACCATGAGGATGACGTATTAATACAACACGTTCGCCATCTTTATATTTAGGTGCATAAACTTCGTTATCTCGTAACGAATTAATAGGAATAATAATCGCCTGCGTTTGCCCAGGCATTGGGGATGCTTTCAGTTCACGGGCAGCAGTATCGGCTGATTCTGCAAAATTCAGTAATAGATGCCGACGTACTTCTCCGTTACCCACCCCCCGTATTTCTTTTAGTTTCTCTTCTTGATGAGCGAGCGCAAGTCCTAGCTGTTGTTTAGCTAGTTCGCTGGGTTGCTTAGATAAGAACTGACTTGACAAACGGTTAGCCCATTCATCCCAGTCCCCTTCCTCCGCAACAATATTAATCGGAGAGAGTTTAGTTTTACCCCCCTCCTCATATTCAGCTTGTCTTCTGATGTGAGCACCGAATGGGTTTCCCGGTTCATCTTTCAGTTTTTTCATAGCTTCATATGGACCTTTAGCTCGGTCTTTTGATGTATTATATCGTACATCAATTCCTGGTGGTAAATCGTCGCTATATACAGCAACGCCTTTCATAAAATGATTTGGCCCAACTTGTATACGAACTTGTGCATAGTGATTAGCGCCAAGTGATAAATCTTTTTTGCCTGGTCTAATCTCTATCAAGCCATCTTTTGTTTTGCCTTCATCATCTGAGTAAGTAAACTGTACACGATCAATGTCGAGCGGAACAGGGGGCTTAATCTGATTGTAAGTCATCCCCCCAGTTGTGCTGTACTGAATGGGAGTTCCGATTTCATAACGATGTGCGATCAGATCCCCCTTGGTAACATCTTTCGGTAGTAATACTTTGTATTTTGTCAAATGTCCTGTTCCAGGCTGTTTAATCTTGATGTACTCAATATGTGCACCCTCCCGCTTTAAGTTCTCAATAGCTAGATCTAGCTTCGAGCGAGTGATGCCAAATTGTGTTTCAACACCTAGACCTACATCCAGATATACACGTTCTTTCAGAGATGTACGAAGAGCTTCAGTAGTCTGCTCAAGAACCTGAAACTGACGGTCTGTCCGAGGTTTCAGCCAACCTCGCACTGTTGAAGAAGGAACCTTCATGCGCTTAGCGATATTTTCTTCACTGAATCCGCGTTCACGCAATCGATTAGCCATGGATACGTTGGCTGCTATCTTAGATTGTTTGTTGAGACTTAGAATGTTTCTTAGACCAGTAACATTCGTGCCAAGATCTGCTGCTATTTCAGGCTGTGAATAGCCCTTAGATTTAAAGTAACTAACTGCAGCAGAAAAATTCTCTTCAGAGCTAAACGGATCTTCCACTTCGCCCCAAGGGAGTTTACCCTCACGACGAAGACGCTGATAAGGAACCAGTCCAGTCCCCCATGGCTGTCTGCCAGATCGTTCTCTGACACCACTGTGTTTTATCGTCATAGATCATCTTCCTTCATTAGGATACTCACACTTTCAACGATCCTGACCATTATTCTTTTAACAGCCTCTGGTTCAGGGTTGGCGATATCGACATCTACGCCATGATACAAGCGCAGATCAAACTTAATTGTTTCTGGATCTACCATATACTGCAAGCAAAACAATGCCGCATACAGCATAACTTGCAGCATATTACCACCAGAGTCGCCAGTCTTGAGATCAAAAATTCTTAGCCACTCCCCGTCAAATGCAATCGAATCACATGTTCCGTAACAATACGGACTGTGAAACAAGACTATCTCAGTATCCATTCGATAGCCTATAGAGTCGTTAATATAAGCATTTATAGCTTGTTTGTCTCTGGGCATATGAACGCCTAGACGTATTAGTTTAGCTGCCACATCATGGAGCTCTGAACCACGCGCAGCCGAACGATGATTCTTGTAGGTACGCTTTAACTTTTCAACATCATAAGCCAGCCAGTGATACTTACTGGGGCTTAAGAAGGCGTGCCCGTCTCCGAGCCTCTGATATTTGAGATCGAATTTCACTTAAAACCTCTTCGCTGTTTTGTGGGGAAACGAACACGCCGTTCTTTGAGACATAGTGCGTTTGATTCGGACGCCTGGAAGATCGTCTAGTTCGTTTGAATTCAAGATCTTTCCAGTACAGAGCGCCGTCGTCAAACAAACAATTGATGGTAACATCAGGTATTCCCTGTGTTTCTTGAGGATTATTCGTAGTTATTCGGCACGCACCGCTGTATTCACTTAGCAATTGTGCAAGAAATTTTTTCTTAAATGTTTTTTCTAACGGAATTTTGTATGGCATTTTATTTTCCTCAAAGAAAAAAATATAACATGTTGTGATCATTTGAGAGAGCTATGAGATAGGGACTGCGTTCTGTATTACCAAGTGCCGAAAACCATGACGGAAACGGCGGATGACAATAAGAAACAATGCTGCAAACAGGATCCAGACAAAGCTGGAACCAGGGCTCAACGTCTTAAACGCGGTTAAGCGCGACGGAGCGACTCAAGCCTCAAGCACCGAAGTGACGACCAGCGAGCCAAGGCAGCTGGTAGGGCGAGTAATAACCAATAAGGTTTAGGCGAAGTCAAAAAGCCAGGGGGGTGGCTCGACAGACGCACAGGCAGCGAACAGTATATCTCATAACTCTCTCAAATTGAAAAAGATATCCAATGTTTTAAAGTTTCGCCTTTACGCGAAAAAATATAATAGTTGGTTATCTCTTCTACTATATACCATGTTATTTTAAAAAACGACGTTCGTTGAAATTCTTTTTGTTTGCTAGTGCCATGAGTATACACAGGTCTATTTCACTACGAGTTTTGAATGTGTAGTAATATAATGAAGAGAACGGACTATCCATGCGGTCTATTCGGCCAGCAGCTTGTATCATCGCTCTATAAGAGTAGTTCATGCTCCAGAATACTACCGTGTCAGTAGTCGTGCAGTTCCATGCTTCAGCTCCAGCAGCGTACTGAACGAGATAGATCCACTCTTCTGATGTCGGAATCGGTTCATGCATGTGACCATTGTATTCAGCTATCTCGCATTCCATGTTGGCTTTTATATATTCTAGTTCATAGTCGAAGTTATAGAATACTATGAGCTTACGATGTTTTTCAACCAAATGGTGCAACTGTGCGATTCGTCCCGGAGTTATGTTCCCGACCTTGCGCATTAGATAACAGGCCTCGGACGCATTCTTTACAGGCTCATCAGTCCATGGATTCCATCTATCTTTTGCAATGGTTTCGTATGTCTTTTCGTCGTATTCGGTTTCAATGTGTATGTAGTGCTTAAGTTTATCTTCTCCATAATTTGGAATTGGAACTAATAACTTGTCCCTGTAATACTCTAACTTCGGTATGTTGTTGTATCTTATTATTTTTGGAAAGTTTAAGTATTGATGATACACTACATGCTCAAGCACGAAACTCCTACGTGATTCATAGAATCCATTAGCCAGGAACATCGGTACGTAATCGATCCAAACATCGCCAGGAGTAGCTGTAAGCAGAATAAACTGATTAGACTTAGTCACTTTAAGAAATGACTTAACCCAGGCTCCAGATCCTACGATTCGTTGTTCGTCAAACAAAAAGAAAGCGTTCTTTACTTTGTCATACTTGTGGAGATTATTCCACGAGTCGACAGTTACTTTCACGTTCTTCTGCATTTCTATTAGCAGCCAGCTGAGTTCTTTATCCCATTCGTGTTTATCGCGTTTAGCTGCTGGCGTGATGATATATAGGTCCATGGGATTTTTGAACGGTGTACGTTCGAACTCAACTCCGCCGCACTTGCGAACATAATAAACCAGTGAGGTCAAGGATTTCCCTGACCCCACTGTTCCGTACAATATTGAGCCATTGTGCAGCTTGTCAATAGCCTCTAGCTGACCCTGCTTAAGCGTGACCATCTACTGCGAAGTAGCGGTCGTGCAAAGGATCTGGCATAAGTTCAAAGAAACCTTCTTCCAGGAAACCGCTGACCTTCTGAGGCTTTTCCTGCCAGATGTACTGGTTGATCTTCAGGCTGACGCTCTGGAACCTGGCAAAGTCCAGGATGTTATACTCTTCGGGTGCCATCAATTCGGGACGGCGACCCGGACGAACAAGCCACAGACGAGGCGGAAACTTGCTGTCCGTTTTCACAGTGAAAGAGATAAACTTCCCAGGAACAACATCGGGATCGGATGATTTGCCAATGCGGATGTTCCAACCAATGTCCGCAAGCCTCGCAGCCAGAGCATCATCGATCAGAACGCAGGCATTTCGGTCGCCAGCTTTATTGTATTCGGTTGGAGCCCCAGAGAAATTGGGGAACAGGAGTTGAGCATCCTGAAGGATAATTGGTTCATAATGCGGTCTAGCCATTTTAATTCTCCTTAGAAAAGAACAAATCGAAATTGCCCATAGCGCGAATCGGTTCAATAGCTTCGGCTAATAGGTTGTTGTAATATGCTTTGTCGACTGGTAGTTCGAGTTCTTTTACCATGGCAGTCGGGAACCACTCGTGTCCTATGGTCCCAGCAACATGATAATACTTTCCGTCCTTAAGGCGGTACAGTTCTCCGCCCTCAGCTAAGACCGGCATAAAAGAGCCGGTTCTTCCCTGGAATGTATAAGTATCGCCCTTCTTAAGATAGATGGCTGATCCTCCAGTAACGCTCTTGATCTCTCCGCAGTCGTCATAAGTCAATGGCTTACCAGGCTCAAAGAGATTCTTATATACCCATGGGTGCTGATACTGCGCGCCTACAGCTTCCCATTTATCGGTGTCAATCTTTCGCGCAATGTAAACTGCTTTGTTTAGTAAGCAGAAACGATCATACGTGTCCTCTTCCGAGAACTTATAACCATATTTCATTCCAAACTCATGCACGAACCAAACATCTTCGTCGGTAGGATCTAGCAGCTTTACGCTGTCAGTCTTAATGTGCAAAACTTTGGCGCCACGATCTTTGAGAGCTTCAAGCAGGTCTATCATAAACAAAGCGCCACGTTTGGCTACAATGTTGTCTACATTGCGAGGATCTCTGAACGGTCCGCCCTTGGCCATTGTTAAGCCATAGACCGAATTAATTGCGTGAATCTTAAGGGCGAACGCCATGTCCTTAGCATTCTCAGGGGTAAGCAAGTGCGCTTGTTCTCCGAGTAGTTCTTTAGCCAAGTCATAATCTTTATGCTTGATAGCCAAACGAATATGAACTAGCCTTGCAAACTTGTGCGTGTACTCGTCACCAAACAGATTCAACTGGATGATAGAGTTTGGATGCATGGATTCAACATCAAGCACACGGATCTTTCCCATGTACATTCCTGGCTCGGCATAAACAAAACCGCCTTCGCCTGCCTCGTATCCTCTATAGTGACTTACCTTTCCGTCAAACGTATAGCCTGGGAACATCTCATCTAGATGCGTGTACACAAATTTGGATTTTGGATTTGGATCGTCACCAAATATGATACGGGCGTCATGCTCCATAGTGCTGGCATTCAGTGGAAGACCACTCATCGCAGCTAACATTTGACGAGCCTTGTAATCAGCATCGTATATTTTGTGAATCTGCTTTAGCGTCACGACATCATTTTTGCAATACTTTATGATGCCTGGTATCTCGTTCGGTTTTACAGGCTCGTTCCACGGTTTTTCGAGTTCCATATGAACTAGGCCGTGTTCAATCTGCAGCTTCTTCAAACCTTTCTTATCAGAAAGCATTTCATAGATGTCCAGGTACGACAGTCCGACTGCTTCACGGTAGTACCACCGTTTGCCATTGTTAATGATATCATCTGATATTTGGTAAATCTTTTCAGGCTTATGCCCTAACGAAATACCATAAAGAATATGGTTATCATATCCTTTATTATTAAAACCGACCAGCTTCTGTGTTAGTAGCCACTCAGCATCTTCTTTAGTCGGATTAGCTATCGCTACCGGTTCGTCGGAAGTTTCTGCTTGGTATACAACGCAATTAAAATTTGGATAAACTTCCATATCGAAATAGACCAATGGCCGATCATCCACAACCATTTCAGACGTAGCATGTTCAATCTCCGTGTGAGCTGATTTCCACTTCATCTTCGAAACGCATCGCATTGATTCTTTGGGATGATTCGTTGATGACATGGCGAAATTAAGAATTGTTTGTTGCATGTCGCTGACATCGTAACGAAGGCCGTTCTTGTAAGCCTCGTCTAGTATTGTTTGTATGAACATAACGCTTGGGTATGTACCCGCGTGTATTTCTTTTTTCAGATTGCGTTCTATAAGATCTCGCAATCCTTTTTCAGTTTGAATAGCTTTAGCTTCAGCCAACTTACGCTCCTTCGTGGGCAGAGGCCCAGTCAGCTTGGTTATAGGATGATTGTTGCACAAAGATAGTCTGCGGCGAATAGCAGAGTGTCCGGTGCTCTTCTTGATCTCAATTCCGTTGCTGAAGTTTCCCTTCAACTTTTTGATGTCACCAGTGTATATATAATGAAGGTGCAAGGCATTGCCAGAGTTACTGACCTCAGCATACGTTGGAGGAAATTCTTTAGCCGCCTCTTTAGCTCTGGTCAAATCTTTCTGACCATTCTCGTCTTTTAGATCAATATCGATTACGATATGATCAGGCGGAAGAACAACGAAATGTGTTTTCTTTTCGTCAATCTCATCCAATACTAATTCTGATTTTGTAACATCGATGTGAACAATGCCGTCACTGTCGGCATACGCAGCCCGACAATCTCTGCAGACAGCTTTCAGAATGGACTTAGACGGCGCTTGATTTAGTTCCAAGAAGTCTTCAAAATCACCAGAGTCTAGATCGTCGTATTCGATCGTGGGTGATAGACGATGCTTCAAGAACCCGATGAAAACATCGGTAAGACGTTTAGCACCATCTTTGTAGTTTGAATGGAACTCTTTGAAATAAACTTTGAGTTCTTCTCTAAACTTATACTTTGGCATTACGCCCTTAATGTTTGAGTCTGCGCAATATTCTTTGTAAAGTGTGTAGGCTTTACTGAGAAGAATATATGGTTCACTGTCAAACATGTCTGCATAGTTTGCAATGAAGTTAAACGTCGTGTCAGTCTCAAACATCATTTGCAACGGTTTATATATGCTGTAATAATCAGCGCCAGCCTTCTTAAAAACTTTAAGGCAGTGATGAGCTATTGCACCGAGCTCCATCTTGATACGCTTAACTAGGATAGCATATTGAATTTCGGGCACTCGTTTTCCTGACGGTTTAATGTCAATCAAACGACGGACAATACCAGATTTGGCATCAGTAATCTTTACAGCCCGGTTTGACCCAAGGAACAAAGTCGCGTTGATACGCATGGGAAACGTTGACCTGTTCTTGATGTTCATAACAATCTCTTCATGAGAAACTATAGCGTTCAGCTTAGCATTGTCAGTTACTTCGGAAAGATCAACATCGTGTTGTATACCAACCAACGGATTTGATCTCAAACTTTCAAATGCAAACGAACTGTTTCCAACTAGAGCTTTAGCATCAAACGCGGTCCAGTACCCAGCGAACAGATCTTGCATAATATTCATTGCCGTAGATTTGCCAGATCCGCTCTCGCCATAGAAGACATAAAACTTCTGAATGTTAGGGCTTTCACCAGCGATAACAGAGCCAATGGCCCATTCAATCTTGTGCAATTCTTCTGGGTTATACAAAACCCCCATCAGCTTATCATATGACGGATGCTCTCCAGGCTCTAGTGCATAATCAAGTTGTTTGCTGACTAAAGATTCTCTGGTTATTACATCGCCACGAAAACTAAGTTTCTTGTCAAGATCTCGGTAGTTATCTCCGAGTTTGCTCATATAGGCTTTAAAGTTGGCCCAGGATCTGGATGAGAAGTTGGTCATTGTGCTAACAGTAACTTTAGCTTTTGTCTTCTTCTCGACCTCTTGTTTCTTTAGATATAGTTCTTGGTCGATCATCTGGGCGACTCTGTACTCGTCAGTAGACCATAAATTGGCTTCTTGATCCCAGACAGCGTAGAAACCACCGCCGCGGATCATCAGGTCTTGACTTCGCATAACTTTAAAGTCCGGGACTATGTGGACGCCGCCGGACTTCTTTTTTGTTACGGTTATCTTTAGGAAGTCCAACGCTCCTCCTCTTGTTCGATCAAATATGCGTTCATTTGGAACCAGATTTCTACACGTCGTTGATCTTCAGCGGGATGCTTTAGTGGAAACAATAGTCCGTGCATGCCATATTTCCGTTTTATTACTTTTTGCAGAATATTGTAAACGTCTGCATCGATTCTATCTGTATCTATATACTGACTATCTGGTATACATATACCTAAATTTTCCAATAGTTCGAAAAAATATGATGGTATGTTGTCTTCGCGGGATGTTATTTCGCCCATGTCATAAGCTAACTGTATTAGCAGCTCTAACATAGATATTCGTTCTTCCCCGAAGTCATCAGCGTAAGATATATGATACGTTCTGAAAAATTCTCTACGCAAATCCAGCGCGTATGACACTCGATTAGCATCGAGCGGTACTCTATCATCCGCCTGGAACTTCGTTCTGTCTAAGGCTCTGAACAAACATAGAAAAGTCTGCCCTGGCCGGGCGGATTCGACCAGGGCAAACAACCAGTCCAGATACAATCTTCTTGTACTGGCTAACACGGCTTTTCTACTCCCCGGTTTTTACAGGGGAAACTTTCTTATGCGGATTCCCACCGCCAGTCATACCCGGAGTTTCTCCACGTAATGAAGAGAATGTTGAGGTTACTGCTTTGGTGCTGTTCGTCGTTGAAACCGGCTTTGCAGCAGGCTCTTTTAACGCTGCCATATGCTCACCCGCGGTTAAGGGCTGGACAGGTTGAGTGGTCTTAACTGGTTTCGCATATTTGGTCTTAGGCGCGATCTTAGACGTAACCGATTTCTTGACTTCCTCGAAGGATTCTGAATCGATTGTCCCTGTGATGGTGACTCCGTCTTTGTCCATAGCCAGCGATGTAACCTGAGCGATTGGCGTGCCGTCGTGCTTGAACGGGATAGGCTGGTTGAGTTCTTCTCGCAGCAAAGCCTGTTCGGGAGTGTCGTACGGCGGGATCATTTCATATTCGACTTCGGGGAAGAGATATGGTTCCACGGTCTTTGCGATCGCAAAACCAACAGCGCCGCCAACAACCAGGCCGATGGCTATTCTCTGCACACGTTTGTTCTTCGCGAATTCAATCGCGGTCTTAATTATTTCTTGCGGCATCAGTTTCTCCTTGTGCGCGTGAAAGTAAATCTTGGAAAGCTTCTCGTACATCACCCACAGTGTCTAGATTAACACTGAGAAACCAGGTTTTATCAGGAAATTGCGGGCTTGTTACTCTAGCATTTTGGAAAGCGTATCCATTATTACTGTAGGACTCAGGCCATTTATACTCTAGCACAAACTTGATACCAGATTCCTCAATAACAATTATTTGGTTCAGATACGGATCGTAAAACTGTGTTATGCTGATCACTACAGTTCTCCCTTTTTGGCTAATGCCAGCAAACGATCATACAGTTCGCGCATTGTCCGTAGTTCTTCGGGAGCTGCACTAACGACCTCTGAAAGATCTGGAAATGAAGGAGAGGACAACATAAACTTGATGCCCTCTCCGTAATACCGGCCGTCCATGCTTTCGCTTTCTAGCCTGAATATTACTCCGTTTTCTTCCAGCTCAAAAACGACACTGTTGTCTTCTTCGTTTCTATGTTGAGTAATTTTGAGCATGGTTCCAACCTCTTTGTTTTGGAGGATCAAATGCGGGCTGGCTTTCATAACAGCCTTGACCAACTGGCTTTTCATAAAGCAACTGCTCTGAGAGACGGACACCAGTCGAGCCGTTACATACAAACAGTTCCGGACGATTTATCCGATTTATGTAGAAGTACCCGTCTTTTCCAACGGGTACCTCACTGACTAGCCCGTCCGCTTCTCAAATGAGCTTGAAAACAACGCCCATGACGTTCGATTCAATCATTACTTCCGAGGGGGCGAAACCCGAAACCGTTCGCACTGGGAACAGCACGATATGAGCATCCGGGTGATTGGCATCGCGGACCCATCCGACTACCTGGCCAACATCTGTGCGCCGGACATCGAACTGATCATGGAGTTCATTCAGGAACACATGGCCGCGCCCGACAAGCAACTGGTTTAGATAGCGTTCGACCTGCTGGATGTGGAATGCATTGGCTGCCTGGTCGTGTTCGCGATAGTGACAAGAGAACTTGTCCCAGACGAATCCAAAGCCGGTGCCGGTGCTCTTAATCTTTTCCGGTTGCAGACCAAGTTCTGTCAGGTCTTTTTCCAGTTGACCGTTCACATCCTCAGCGAATGTATGGGCAGGAAGTGTTGCGCCCTTGCCATCTTCATCGGCGACAGCACCAGGGAAAGCTGCAAGAATTCCACCAGTTCGTTCGCGGTACTGGTTAAAAGCTTGCGTCACTGAAGTCAAAGCTGCGGCTGTTGCGGCATACCGACCGTTCAGGATCCTGTATGAAGCGGCTGCACAAGCTGCACTGACTAACGCACCTGCGACCATCGGAATTGCTGGCTTGGCGAGATCACGAAGAGTCCCCATGATGATTTCTTCACGGGCTTTCTTGTCGTTCGGACCGGGATTTTCCTTGAGATCGATGAGTGCAACCCGAGCATTGCGGATCGTTCCATCGCGCTCAATTTTCTGACCGTACTTCACGCCCTGGTACAGCGCAAATCCGCCAGCCAGAATACTCAAACCAAGAAAGATTTCTGGTGAGCGCTGCTTGGCGAACAGTCCTACTTTTGCTGCATAATTGTTTATGTCCATGTTTTCCTTTTTAGTTTTGCAATGGGAATGGGCGAGGCATCACTAGCTGAACGCCTCCAGACGGAAGATTACGAAGTTCATAGCGGGCCAGCTGCACCATGTTCCAACCAAACTGGACGTAGGTGTAGTCTGGAACTTGCAGTCCAACAATTTCGTACAGATCTCCTACGGTCGCATAGGAATATTGTTCAATGCGATCGTATAATGCATTCACCACTAGCGTGGCGTCGTACTCATTACGAAAAACCATGTCCTCTAGTTGAGGAAACTGCGATCGTACTTGCTGATATTGCTGGAAACGCTCACGTTGAGCTACACCAGAGAATTTGAGATCTTGTCCAAAATGTTTCTGGTAGCTAACGCGTCCTGAACCTAAAGTTGTGCTAGGCCCTGGACCACCTTGCTCACCGTACAGTACACGTTCGACGATAGACAGTATGCTGCCCTTTATCAAGGGAACTAATAATCCCCCGATTATATCTTGCACGATCGGATTCTGAAAAAAGCTAGGTGCTTTTTTGATTTTTCCGATTGGTCTTACGATTGCTTGCGGCGGCTGTTGTTCTTGAGGAGTGTCTGTCATTATTTTTCCTAAAAAAAATTAACCCGATGTTTTGGGTTAATTAATTTCTTTGCTACTTGGCAGACTGTTTGGTCTGCTTGGATTTAGCTTGGGGTTCTGGTTCAGCGGGAATTTCTTCCAGTTCGGCTGAAGGTACAGCGATGTTCTCAAATGTGTTGACAATACGGTTTTCGATGTATGTCATTATTGAGTCGACGGCTGCTGCTTGGATCAATGCTGTGCCAATGGTGGCGACTGCATCTTTCTTGAATTCGTCCATGGATACGGGAAGTATCTTGTTCATGGCTTTTTCTACGGCGATTCCTCCGAAGAGGGTTACAGTGCGTAGTACAAACTGTGGGATGATCATTTGATCTCCTGTTCGTTGATTGGTTCTACGACTTCGGTAGTTTCGATCTTGCTGGCGATGAAAGCGCCGGTGACGGCTGCGATAGCGACCATCAGGACTTGCGTTGCGTTCTTGCGGAACAGCGGGGTGTTGACAAGTGCTTTAATTACTTCGATCTGTTTGTTCATTTTCGGTATTTCTCCTTTTGTGTGGTGGTTTTGGGTATGGGTGTGGTTCTATTATATGCCCTGTTATTTTAGTGCATGTACTTGGGCAAAGGATTAACAGAAAGCACCACAACAGGATATGTTTCGTCTTTTAGACGCGTGGAAAGATTAAAGACGATTGGTCCGTCTGTCCAACCAAGTTGGCTGCCTCCGCTGATGTGCTGTAAACCTAATTCATCGCAGAAGTCATCCATTGTGGCCATCATATGGTTGATAACCTGGTAGTTCAGAGCTTGACATACTTTGTGGATTTTTTCAACGCTTGCCACAAAGGATTGCCCTGTTGTGTTGTCCAGACAGTAGGTATTTGGTTGAACAAGTAATTCAGATCCAGCAGGTACTTTGAATTCGTTGTCAACCTTTTCTTGAAGAATACGAGCTTCAGCATCCACTAGAACCTTTTCAGGTATAGATTTCTGCAGATCCTTGAGAGCCCCTCGGGTCATATCATAGGCTCCCATCAATGCGTCGAATCTGCGAGCATCTCGTACGTTAGTGATGACGAGGATTCCAGTGGCTACTGTGAACAGAGTTAAAGCAGGCGCGTAAGCCATAGCGTGTTCCCGTACATTGCCTTCTACAGGCTTATTATTCAGCCGTCGAGTGGCTAATACAGCACTGACGACCGAACCAGCATACAGTCCGATCGACAGCGCTAACATGGCTTTAGAGGTTTGCATTGGTTCTCTTTTGAATATCTTTGATGAAACCAGTGAGGTAACCGCGCAGTGCAGTTACAACAAGTGCAGGCATCTTCCAGGATGGAAACGTCTTGAAGTCATCCGGTCCAATCTTCACAAGCGTGAATGCGCCATTGGCTTTTTGCGGATCGATCGATGCCAAGACTATCAAATTTTCACGTTCTGAATAGATCAGATACCGGTCTGTGCATCCCGGCACTTGGGAAAGATTCTTGAGGAGAACATGGGCCGTTTGGCTGAATGTGTCGCGAATCAGCGTGTCACTCATTCTTCCACCTCATTTATCTTGTTGTTTCTTTCATGGCGTTTACGATTCTTCTTAGCGTGAAGAACCTTATCTTTTTCTTTCCTAAGCTTTTCAAGACGCTTGCTCAGGTGAATAACCTCAGGATCGGCCAGACCGGAGAGCAGTGGTTTTCCGTTCATATGCATATAGATATCAGATTCGACATCTTCGATCAAAAGCTCGATCCGTTCTTCTGGCGACACTTCTTCGACCCGTATCGGATTAATCATGATCGGGGCATTGTGAACAACTGGTGCCATCTTACGCGATCGCCGGGTCATTTTCCACCTTTTTCGATTTTTTCACACGGGGTTTTTTTGCCTTAACAATTTCGATTTCAGGCTCGAGGAATTCACCGACAGGAACATCTGGGCCGATGACTACTGCGGAGCTTTCAATCTGAACTGGTTTCGGCGCTGTTACGTCCAAGAGACGCTGATCAATAGCCAAAGCATCTGCTTGCTCGGAATTAGCCAGGGCTGTCTTGACAGCAGAGAACTCTGCAACAAGTTTGTCCTGCTCAGATTTGCGTTTGTTGCCTGATGCGCCAGCGACGAAGTCAATGGTCTGGCCAGCTCCACTACGAACAATTTCGGAGTAAGTATGAGGAAGTCCCTTTACCACGTTGATGTGGTTGGTAACGCTCAACAGTTCGCCGTTAGCCTGGCGAGTTGAAACAATAATCTCGACGGTGTAATTCTGGTTATCGAGATCTAAATGCTTGCGCTCGCAAACCGAGCTAACGTATGAGCTGACCATCTTTACGATTCGGTGTAACATGTATATCTCCTTAGTCATGATAGGATATGGTCTCGTTTTTAATCGAGTCGGTACGGACATTATTGCCGTGCGATATATGGTATTTTATTTCTTCTTGTTTCCTCCGTAGAAATTAGAAAAAAAATAGAATCCCATGATGAGCTCAAGCGGGTTGCGAGCTTCGAATCGTGGGGTTCTATTATATGCCCTGTTATTTTCGCGGAAAAAAATAACCCGATGTTCTGGGTTATTGTAAATCTTGTTACTTGCGGTAAATCAAAACGCTGATAGCGATCTGAAATTCGTTAAACATTTTGCTGATGTTCGACTGCAAATCATGGTAACGTAAATCAGTAACTTCTTCTTCTGCCATTGGCGGTCTGCCGAGTAGTGCGGCTTCGATCAAGTGCTCATTGTATCTAGCGAGAACTTCGATACGTTTCATTGCTGCGTGGATAGTTTGCAGCTGTGCTTGATTGAGGTTCATTTGATCCTCTTGTTACTTGCGAGCAAATGGATTAATCTCAAGGGCCATTGTGACAAAAGCTATCATTCCTAGCAATATGAGATTGTTTTGAGTAGGCTGAATAGCTCCGATTACGAGCATAAATATGCCTAGGATAACAACGATCCATCCTAGTTTAGCGAGAAGTTCCATTTCGTTCTTCCTTTTAGTGCTGGCGGCGGATGATGAGAAACAGCAAGTCTACAATCAGACTTAAGAACTTGAAAAGGATGTGGTCAGAATCTTTAGTATTTCCCATAGATTCGTGCAATGAAACTGAATCTTTCAAGTCTCCGTACTTAGTTTCCAAATCTTTATACATTATATCACCATCCCACTATTGCAGGATAACCTATCATGAAAATCAATAGACCCCAGATGAGGACCATCAAAAAATAAGATTTCCAATTCTGTTTCATTGTTCTCCTTTATGAAAGTGAAAAAAAACCAATCCGATGTTTTGGATTGGGTGGATATGCTTTCTACTTTCTGGTATCACGCTCCATATAAACGATGAAGAGTGTGAATGCGGTGACGACTATTACTGTGAAGATGATCAGAGCGACAGGTGGTGTCATAATAGCACGCATGCTGCGAAAATTGCCAAGACGAACACAGCGATGAGTGTGACAAGGCCAGCGGTCTTGAAGAAGTTCCACACTTGTGACGCGACGCCGATGCTCATTTCCTTTTTACGGACTATGGTGACATGCCTTCCGTCTTTGATGAGCTTAGCATGATCGCCGTTGCCATTCTCTATATCGCAGCCATGCTGAACAGCAAAGGTGATGACCTTGGACGTATCTTTACAGTCGTGCTTGTTACGTATTTCGGCCTTTCCGCTCATTTCGAGTCTCCTTCTGCGAAGCTTTCCACAGTTGTTTCTACGGGAGATGTCCAATTGCCTTTGAATTCTTCAACAGCTTTTTCGACATCGAAGCCTGCCAATTTGTTCAAATACTTGTCGAACCATTCGGCATCTTCTTTATTGTCGAACACTACGGTTATTGTGTAGCACTTTTCTGTTACTTTTTTGTTGTCGTCCATCATGGTTTCTCCTTTTTATAGATGGTTGAGAAAAAACATAACTCGATGTTTTGAGTTATGGGGATTGCTTTCTGTTACTTGGAAATGCTTTCGATCATGGTATTGAAATCGTTTTCGTATTCAGAACGAATTTCTGGGTCGTTGATGAATTCGAATAGGACTTTCATGTACAGTCTTGCTAATTGTTTTCGGAAGTTGTACAGTCCGATTAGTATAATGACCTGGGCGATGATGAGTGCCAGGGTGAATGCTATGGTTACTAGTACAGTGATAAGTACGAGGTGCATTAGGTTAATCATTTTATTTCTCCTTTTAGGGTTGGGTGGGGTATGTTGTGGTTCTATTATATGCCCTGTTATTTTAGCGTTATAAAAAAATAAAGCCAAGTTATTTACCTGGCTTTATGTATTTACTGACCCTTAGTCTCTGATGAGGCCAAAGGCTTTCGAAATGATCGCGTTACCGCTATGTTCGAATACGAGTATGATGCCAACTGTTAAAAGCTTGGCAGCGATATCGACATTCTTTTGACGCTGGGCTGCATCAATCTTTCGTTGTTCAATTCTGATTGCGGCCATTTGCTTAAGATCTTCGACGATAACGGTGTGCTCGTGTTTGACATCTTCTTGAGCATATTCGGTTTGCTTCAACTCAAGAGTTCGTGAATGAGCATCAAGGCTTGCGATCTGGGCTAAGATCTTTGTATATTGATCAGATCCTGGCTCTACGTTCTCTAAGGAAACGTACAGTCTTAATTCTTGTTCCTTACGTAATTCTTCTACGCTCGGTAGTTTAGGTACGGACATTTTCTTTGTCATGGTTTCTCCTTACGGGTGTGTATGAGTAGTTCTTGGGGTTAATAGTGTGTGGTTCTATTATATCCCATGTTATATTAACCCTTCCAACTATCATTTTGACGGTCGTGGCTATTCCTTAGGCTTGCCAGGAAGACCAACAAGCTTGGACAGCAGGTCCGACAGGTTGCCTTTGACCCAGTCCGTAAGGTTGCCATTCTGCGTGGAGTATATACCCAGGATAAGGCCTAGGAAGACCTGGATAATTACTGCAGTCTCAACAACAGGCATAACTTTATATAGACGCACGAACATACCAAGCACGTAATAAGCAGTAGCGAACGCAGGAAGCCAATATAGGGTTATATCTTGAAGTGTCTTATACACCTGGACAGGCATGGACGGTATAGTAACATTGCCTCCCCTACCAGTGATGTAGTAGAGAGATGAACTTACGGTCAACAGCATACCAATGGCCGCTGATAGACCGGTCAAACCGGCGATGATATCCTCGTTAATCGGGACTGTCCATACCTCAGCGATAGCGACAATGGCGCCGATGAGTGTTGGTATGACAAGAAGAGCGATCCACTTGATGACATCGTACACTTTATCATTTAACGGTTTAAGCATTACGTTTGCTCCTTGATTTCAATTTTTAATTGGAAGACGGCTTCCATCATCCGAGATATGTTGCCGTTACCCCCAACGTCTCGGTAAGCCTCGAATAGTTCATTAATGACCCGGAAGTCCTCCGGGCTTATGTGATTTGCCGATATATGTTTCTGAGCTAAGTACGACAGCCTGTCATGTAAAAGCCCTTTCACGGCACGTTCTATTTTTCCGGTCTTTGTCATTCTTGCGCCAAAGAAAGTCCAAAAGCCCTGGCTAGCTGCCAAGGCTGTTATAATAAGTAACAGTTGTTGTATTATGGGATCTATACTCATTGTGCTTCTGGGTCCTTTTCAGTGTATGTGCTAAAAGTTGGAATAATTTTTTGTAAACCTGGTTCAAATGTCATCACAACTTCAACAACTCTTGCCGGAACTATCGTCCCAGTCTTCTCTTCTAGAATGCCGACAACGTCTCCCAGTTCGTAATCTGTACCAAACTTATACGGGCCAGTATCATTAGCGACACCGTCCGTGAATAAAAAACGTTCTGAATTTTTAAGATAGACACGTGCATCAGTGGCTATCAGAGCGGGGATATCAATTGCCATTATTTGCTCCTACTATTTCTTTACCAGAGCAAGTAGAGGAACCCACCACGGCCCGCCTAAAATCGGGCAGACAATATTTTGTGGAAGTGGGTTTCCGAGATTGTCACAAACCATGTGAAACAGCCACGGTGTTAGATGCGGAGATAACTTTGCCAAATCCGCAGTACCATCAATCGGTATTGATTCGATCCGTGCCCAGGATCCAGAAATCTCTAGCACGTTGACTATGTTGTTTTGATTAGCGTTTGACGGATATACAAGGCCGATGTACCGTAACAGTCCATTGCCGTTTATCCCTTTAGATGGGCCATAGTCTTTTGCTGAGATTTTCTTCCATCCTCTTTCATCGTTGAAACGCTGAATATACTGTTGCCATTGTATGGGCAACAACGTTTCTTCGTAAGCGGTTTTAGGTGTATGGCTCATCGTTTGAGTGAGCGGTCCACCATTCGGCGGAATTTTTAATGGAGCATGGGTGAACTTCCAGTTTTCCGCGGCAACACGATAGAAATTTTTTGATGGGGTTGTATTCGGCGGATTCGTTACTCGTTGGTCAACAAAGGCCATGTGTTCAACATTGTTCAGTGTGTATGTAACTGTAACAATTCCATTGATAGGGGTATTACCCAATGAAACTTTTTTGAACGTTACAACTGGTTCAGGATCGGGATTGGGATTAGGATCGGGCTCAGTCTCTGGAACATTCCCAAAGTAAGCTGCCAATTCTTCCTCCGAACCATAAAACAGGTTGCAGTCCAAGAAATGTCCAGGGGCACCAGGCAATAAGAACTTATCGCCGAATTGCCACATCTTTACTGTTCCTGGGCAGTTCATGTAATTGAACGGTTTGTCCAAACGTTCGATGCGTGTCTTTAATATGTCCCAATCAGCAACCTGATTAAAGAACGTATCGAATGTAGGATATTGAGCCCACCAATAATCCGTTTTAGGCCAGCTGGTTAGGTTTAATAAAAACCATTCGCCTGTATAAATAATTGTTTTCCACAGTGGCTTGCAAAGATTTAAGAACTTTATAAGTTCTCCGGCATAAGTATTAGCCGCATAACCAAACTTAGAGACTTCCACATCGACTGCTACAGATTTTGCTTCTGCTGGCATATTAGCCTTCAGCCAATTATAATTACCCTGGCCATCGACCCATGGGTTGTACACGAAGTATGGGAATCGTACAAAGTTTTTAGACTGTTCCCATTGTATCACAAAATTTTTGTCCATATGATGTCCGCCGTTCATATCGTTCAGGCGAATACCAATGCCAGCAACGCCACCAGCTTTAAGGACGGCTTCATCCAGATCCGGATTGCCTTCCCATACATCAATTACGAGACAAGTATTTGGTTTCACTTATTTCTCCTTATGAGGCTAGATAGCAGCCAGTGAATGTTACTGATCCTGCTGTGTCAATTGGAACGTTAGTCAATGCACCGCTACCAACTTCCTGGAACGCTGCATACGATGTTCCGCCAAGTCCATTTAGAAACAGTTTGTTTCCAGCGGCAAGAAGTGTAATACCAGTCCATGACATAATGAACCCAGCATTAACACCGGAGTTTACGAATCCAAACGGGAAATTAACCACACGCATGGATCCAGTTCCAGTATGAGCACTCCAAATTAGTTCCACCTGAATAAATATTAGCTTTCCGAGTCTCCAGTAGAAACCAAGTTGAGACGAATATGTTCCAACGCCAGCCGTTGTTGACCCTGCGATTGCAGGCGCAGTCGGCCAGGCTGTTCTATCGTATTGGTCAGATAAACCAGTTGAAGGTATAGCAATAGCTGCGCTACCATCAAAGTTTACACCAGCGATTGCTCTTGGGGTTGCCAGTTTAGTGGCTGTTCCAGCATTGCCTGACACGCTTGACTGATCTCCAGTGTTGTTTCCAGAAACTACCGCGTTATAATCGATGTTACTTCCGTAAATACGTCCCGAGCTTTGTATACCATATTCGTTTATGGTTGCCCGAAGAACATGATTATTCTCGACACTTCCGTCAGCACCTGAAGATGGGGTAAAGAAAGTAATTTCAGATGCGCCAAGGCCCGTAGATTTTCCTGATCGCAAAACAAGATTGCCACCAACTTTATTTGGAGCGGCTGGACTATCACCAGCGTCAATGAGTAGAGCGTTTCCACCTCCGGCAGACGGGGCTGCTTTATCTATGCTAATATAATGAGGCATATCTCCACTAAACTTGAGTCTTGATCCAGTCAAAGGGGCATTACTTAAATCCAGTTTTAGCAATGCTGCTAGTGCGGTTTGCAAATCAGTTTGATTACCAATAGTTCCAGTAATTCCACCCCAAGCACCACTGCCACCTGCGTTATTTAACGCGGTCTGTAAATCGGTTTGGTCAGAGAGGTCTCCAGTGATACCGCCCCAAGCAGCAACGGCACTTGCGTCCTCTAACGCCGTCTGCAAATCTGTTTGGTCAGAGAGGTCTCCAGTGATACCGCCCCAGACACTTCCTGGGTTATCGTGAGTATGCGGCACACCATCAATGTCGTACGTTTTACCTGCTGGAATGTTCAGGCCGTTCGCTCCGAATTTCATTGTGGAGTTTGCCGTTCCTCCAGCGTCGGTTATGACTACACGAAATTCTGTTCCACGTTTGTCAGGGCCAATGCTCCAGTCTTCACTGGCGAAGAAACCCATCGAGATTGCGTTCCAGAAATCAACGCCGTCATAACCATTGCCAACTATGCCAAACAAACTGTTTCCAGCGGTTATAGCTGTCGGCGTAACCTTGGTTCCCTTAGCACGGAATCCTTGTATCACACCGCCAGAACCGAATCCCCAAAGGTTATACCTAGGAGGATTTACATCTTCTTGCACCTGGTTCACCGCGTTAATACTAGCGGCTGTAGGGAAGTTCGTCGTGTCAAGGGGATCTCCGAAAAGATCAAGTCTCTTGCTTGTCGGTTCGTATGACCCAAAAGCAATGCCTAGTGGAGTCTCTGCACTGCCATCGCCTTGAAGACTGTCGTCTGTCGTTATTGTCACAATGCCGCCTTCTCCAGATCCTGCTCCGCCTCCAGTGAGACGCAAATCAAAAATATCGCCACCGGTTTCCTTATCTTCTAGCTTCACTTTCTTTGCACTAGCTCTTACCACGCATACTGGATGTGTCCCAGCTGGTATCTTAGGGAAATCGGCAGGGGCGACGATCTTAGCCTTGCTAGTACCCTGTGTAACTATCATTTTGACGGTAATGACGCCGTCAACATCCACCAACCCAACAGATAAGAGCACGAACCTAGCTCCTGTACCTGGTCTGTAGGCTTCGACTGACAGTATCTCGCCTGGGTACTTATAGGCTTGATCGCCAAACACTACCCAACCTGGTTTGATGGTGATATCCCAAGTGCCAGATACAGTCGGGCGCAATGGTAAGAACGTCCTGGTGTCAACATAGACAGGGTCAACACTGTAGGCAGAATGATTAGGGCCATGATTCTTTATGAACGAGAACCACAGGTCGGACGGCTTGTATTGAGTGGATGGATATCGAGCCCGTGGCACTCCATCTAAGCCTTTATACACATATACCTGAAGATCAGTCATTAAAGGAACAGACTCATTGTAGACTTCAGCTTGAGTGTTATCATCTAAATAACGAACCTTGATAAAATTAGGACGGGCAGATGATGACAATGTACCATCTGTCCATCCAGTCCTAGCCGGTCTCCGTTTTTCGATGAACACACTGGACTGCAAAATAAATTGTTTTATTGTTTCCCAAGATATGGGTTGACTGAGCATTTATCCTCCAAGAATTGGCCAACAATATATTGGCCACTCGGCTAGCATACCGTCACCAGATAGACCAGACGACTCAATAAGATAATCTTTTAGGAACGGAGTCATAACTGTTGGGTCAGAAAGATCGTCATTAGTAGAAACGAAAAAGGCAGGCGATGATTGATCCCAACCACCAGGTGCACCCACGCCTCTAACAAGAGGCAACCAACCCCACTGTTGTTTTTTAGTTGTATAATCAGTACCAGCATTAGCATACCGGTGAATATTTGTATCACGCGGACCTAAAGTTTGTGTTGTTCCGCCCATAGTATCTGCGCCGAATTTTATTACCATCGGAACATTGTAGTTATCTCTGGTAATGAACGACTTGCCGTCCACTGAAAAATCTCCATCAAACGGACGGAAAGGACCAAGCGGTAACGTGCAATGGTCTAGTTCTTCCATAGGATCTTCGTTGAACATGTCCTTGCTTCTATGTATGTGCGGTGCAGTTTGGTCCCAAACAGCCGTAAAGTAGGCTACATCGTTAGCGTATTCTGGACGCATATGCCACGACAATTCAAACCCAGTATTAATAAAACATTTGAGTTCAACGTTGGACCATGTTCCTGACGATGCACGTTCAAGTGTTCTGGAACTCAATGTTCCATAAGTGCCGCTCATTGTAATGCGACCATTCCGGATAACCATCCTGTACATATCGGTCTGGGGATATCCTAATTCAATGGGTTTTGATGGGCCAGCAAATCCTAATTCGTAAGCAGTGCCATCGAAGAATAACCCATTGTGGGATGATGACCATTGCCAACCGCCATTAAATTCGCCAGTAGGGTTAACAATCGTGCCCGAAACTTGACCGGTAATAGGATCCATGCCGAACGACCCAATAATATTAGCGGCGTTAGGATATCCAAGAGATACATCTTCGGCATTAAGAATCTGTTCAGCTTGGGTAAAATATCTTGACCCGAACCAGCCGCCAACCATAGATGCTCGATATATTTTTTTTCGGTCTGAAGACGCAAAAATAAAATCTCCACTTCCGATTGCGACTTTTGAGTTGGTTGCTGTTACTTGAACAGCAAGACCGTCCACTGGCTCAGGAGTAACGTCGTACCACATATCTGGAACTGGCAGGCCTGGATAGAGCGCGCAGCCGAGTACGCGTGACTTATTCGTAAGAACATACAAGCCAACCAAAGTGGTTTCTGGCATTGGATCGGGATTCGGATCAGGATCAGGGTCGGGATTGGGATCTGGGATCTTAGGTCTAGGCGGAAATGGTTCATCTGGAACTCCTGGAAGTTCACCATGTCCAGTGGATATAAAGCCTTCTCGAAGTTCGATCCCTGTCTTTGTAGTACCCCGATTAAATATTTTGAGATCATCAAAATTCTTAACATACACGCGAGTCTTGTACGGGGCTAAGTCAATAATAGACTTAATATCTTTCAGCGTTTCTGACTCAGCTGATAATGTCACTGTCTTCACTTTAGGGGCGCCGTGCGTCAAAGATGTGAAACCACTACACAAATTGTTTCCAGGTATAATCATGAAAGTAAACAGTTTAGAACTGATGTCATATGTCGCCTGGTATCCAAGATTCTTAGACTCAAGAAGATTTGATATAGCGGACATGACGGTGACCCCGGATACAAGTCCCTTTACTTTTTGAGCGACCACGATTGAATCTCCAGAGGTTGCAAACCTAAAGAAACTTACAGTTCGCGTATTATCTTCTGGACTGATGATACTTTCATTTATTAATGCTTCTATTGATGATTGAAGACTTGCGCCGTCGAGCATTTTATCTTTAAAAACGATTCTTTGCTCAAGAAATCCTTCTGCTGAATTTCCTTTGATTATGACAGCTTTTTTGTCGCCGAGAACAGTGTCACGCTCAACAAAATCTATTAGAAATAGACTTTTTGTTTCATGATGATACAGGTACATAAGTTCTTTTACAACTACTGCAGCGCTAGAGGCTTCAGACAGTGTCATGTCCATCAAGCTGGGCGAAGAAAAGCGAATACTCAGTGTGGCTGAGAGATAATCAGTGATTTCCATGACTGGATTTCTGGAGGAATCTAATAACAAAAACATTACAGACCTCCATAGTTTGATTGATATGTTACTGCAAGCCCAGTGTTAGGAACCCCTGTAGCTTCTATCTCATTGTCACCCGGATCTATCTGGATCCAAGTGTAGGGCAACGTTACTGCTGAGAAAATGTTATGCCTGGTATTTTGAGAGATCAACTCGCAGGATTTTATGTCGCCTGTTTTGAGAAGTATCTGACTATCTGCTGGGACAGGATCTAATAATGCGGCAAGTTTGGTCATACTTATTTTCATTGACGTATTATTTTCATTGTTCTTTATAGTTAACGTTCCTGTGGTTGGAGATCCAGTAAGTGTAAGAGCTATATTGCATCCGCAAGATACATCACCATCATTGGTAAAACCAACAGTGTCACCCCCAATGAGATTTGTAAGTGTTTTAGATGAAGATAAAAACTCCGACTTAGGACATATTATTGTCACAACCATTATAGATTCCTTAACGAAAACAGGATTATTGCAGGATTCAACAACCCCGGATATTTCTCGGTAGGTAACTTCGCTTGTCTTGAACACAAGTTTCACGCTGTTCCCTGCCCTGAACACGGTCATCAAAGTTGCTCGTCTTTCTTCCACATTTGTATCTGTGATTCGTATCGACATAACTATGATACGTTGTTTTGGTGCTACACTGGAAATTACGGTCCTGGTGTTCAGTTTATCTACCGTAATTTCTCTACTATCTTCAGCGATACCAGTAATATCGAATATGAGTGCCCCATCAGATTCTGAAGCACTCATATCCAATACACACTGGTAACTGCCCGAGTAAGCAGTTACTTTTTCTAACACATTTATCTCCTATTTTGCCCGATTAAGCTAGCAGTGCGTCGCGCTACTTCCTCAACGGAAAGTGGTGACGGAGAAGTATTATACTGATTGTAGACAGTTTGTGGTCCTCTTAAATCCGGAGAGGTTAAACCCACAGGGCTGGAATACAAACTATGTCCAGGCGTTAAACCTAGATCAAACTGCTTCGGCCCGAAGGCGCTAGAAATTGTTTTTTCGATTGCAGACATGGCACTCATGTCCAACACTGGAGACAGCACAGGCTGGAAATTAAGATTGCTCGATAGGGATCCATCCATAAAGCTTAACATAGCGTCTTTGACTGTGTCTAACTTTTTGGTTATCATTGACGGATCAAGACCATTAACTAGGCCTTGCATGTAATAGTCAGAGATCTCAAATGCTTTCTTAGATGGAGAGTGTTCGTCGAGACCCTTGCGGAACTTATCGAGCAGAATACCGACGATCATGCCAACTGCATTCCCCAAGTTAAGCAATCCTAATGGATCCAGAAGTCCGATAACTATTCCAGTTACCACGTACTTTCCGATAGCTGCAAAATCTTTGAGTCTGTCTATTGTCTCTTTGCCCATTTGTGACGCAATATACTGAGTCAACCAGGTTGCGCCTTTATCTAGTTCATCCGAAGATTCTACTAATCCATCGAGAACAAACTTGATCATTGCCTTGGCCAGACGGCGAAGTTGGGCTCTAAGTTTACCGCCATCTTTTTCGATCGTATCAGCTAATGCTGAAATAACATTTATAAAGTAATTGTACACCGCATCAACAAGTGGTCCAACGCCTTTAGCTGCTGAATTAACAAACTTTGTTAATATACTGGTCCATAAAGTTACATAAGTACCAATATTTTTTTCTAGATGCATCAGGGACCGCAAGAACCACTTAGCGATAAGAGGATATACTGTTTCGGCTATTTTGTCTAGAGCCTTGAAAACCTCAACGAAAACAGTAGCAAATGCTGAGGAAATCCACGGGGCTGCGTCTATAA